CCACACCTTGAAGTGCGCTGTTTCCAGCTTCTCAAGCTCGCCCTGAAAGACTTTCATCAAGACTTGGTAGAAAGGAGAATTAACACCTTGTACTAGAAGAACTTGTTCCTGCGGAGACAGCTTCATTTCTTCTGGATTCCGCATAGAAATAGGCACGAGTCCTTCTGCTGGGCCTGTTTCGAATTCGTCTAATACACCCATGTGATTCCTCCCGGAAGCACTTTAATGCTTACACTCCGATTTGATTTGGCGAAACGGCAGCCAGAGTTGCGATGAACGCACTGATCTGTGCCGCGTCTGCGCTACCACTGGGGCAATTGATTTCTTTCTGCCCTGCGGCTAAGTAAGTATAGAACACCCAAGCTTGGGTAATTCCATCCCACCGAATGGTGCCGATGCGCTTTGCGCCTGCGTTGGAGCCTGCGCCGCCCTCTACCACACCATACTCAAGCGGAGAGCCGATGCTGGTTACTTGATAAGGAACGAAACTGAAACGTGTTGATGCCATTTTAAATCTCCCGAATTATGCTTCTAGTTCATTGCCACCGAATCCCACGCCCCCGGGCACGCCCTGGATAGCTTCGGAAGATCCGGCTTGTTCGAGCGAGTGGCGGATAATATCTCCTGCCGCGCGTTCAGTCCAATCTTGTGTTTTCTGTTGAGCCATCAGACCGGCTTTCTGTTGCTGCAAAGCCATCTGTGACTGCATCTTCTGTGCGGCCGGATTTTGCGCCGCGCGTTGAGCCTTCATCTCTTTCGTGAGAGGCCGGAAGATGGAGTAGTATGCCGAGCCGCCGAATCCGCTGACGTCTGTCAACATATGGAGCAATTCGGAGTAAGCAATGTACTCGCCGTTAATGTCTGCGATCTGGCCTGCGAGAGCCGGATTCGTGAAGTACTGCATGATTAGAGGCATAGACTGCGCCATCTGCTGACGAGCCGCCATATGGCTGCCGGCCAGTATGGAGAAAGTCTTGATACCTTTCTTTCCAGTCATGAACGACTGGAAAGATGCCTGCAAATCATTAGCCAGCTTATCGTTCAAGATCTGCCGGTAAACCGAAGCGGGTAGATACATACGATTGAGGTCGTACATTCTCCACAAGAACGGTTGGAAAACTTGCCGGTTGAAATCTTCAACGAGACCGCCGATGCGATCGACTGCGGCTTGCATCATGTTGCCTGCGCCTGTTGCGGTGCGGCCCATTGATGTTCCGCGTCCACCAGACCGGGATGCGCCCATGGTAAGCTGATCGTTCGCTCCGGAGATTGTCTCAGTGCGCGCTTCGGAAGCGCTGACCACCTGAAACAATTCGCCTTGGATCTTGGGGATATCCATAGGATGCAATGCCTTCGTGGCATCGCCATCCACATCGATGAATCCGCCGAGACGCGCGCGAACTTGCTGAGTATTGATGTTGGCTCCGCGAGACCGAACCATAGGCTGGTTGGCTGCGAGAGTGCCGATATCTGCGACGGCATTGATGAAACCTTGCTGAAGGCGTTGCTCGCCTCCGAGACTGGTCCCAAGGCCAGGGCCCCAGAAGCAATCTTGAATCATCCACCAGTTCACAGAGTAGAAAGGAATGCACCCGAACATGTTGGGCTCATTCCGGATCACGCGCTGACCGGCAAGAACCGTGAGAACCTTATCGTTGTCCCAGCGCTCTTGGATAAGCAGTGGTTCGTCGAGAGGATCCTCAGTTGTCTTGTTGAACAGCGGTGCGGCATGCTGGACGAACTGTGTATTGTTCTGTCCAGACGTAATGTTTTGTCCTGCGATGGCGCGCCCTTCATCCATCGCTTGAGGAGTCTCGAACCACCCACGGATTTCATCTTCGCTAGGAAGATTATACCGATAGATGGGTTCGTTCTTCTCGTTGTAGTAGACCTCATCCTTCATGCGGAGAAGATCTTTGAAGGTCACTGGAAATTCATGAATGACGAACTTCGCATCGCGAATATCCGGAGTGCGGCAACCTGGATCTACAAGGATCGTGCGGATGTCACAATTTTCGAAGTACGGATGCGAGCAAAGCTTTCTAGTTACCGTCATCTTGAACAGATCAGACTCTTGCGTATCGCGCTGATGCTTCTCGCCCGTGATGGGGTCAGTGAATTCGAGAGGCTGCTCGACAGGAGTAAAGTCATAATCCGTTTTGAAGTAATCTTTCCAGCCCCACTTCCAAATGCCGGTGCCGTTCAGAAGGCAGGAGAAAAATCCATACTTCGTTTCCTGCTTGAAATTCATCTCATCCAGTTGGAAGGACAAGATTTCTTCGATCGAACGCGCGGTGTTGGTGGTTATGCTGGAGTGCGCTTGAAGCTTGAATGGCGTCTCTTCATAGAAGAGCCCGTTCACCAGTTTAGAGTTGATCGCGTTTACGTGTGTCGCGACGGTGAACTTGGCAATGTTCGCCTTCGGCATCGAAGTGCCTTCCCACACGCGTAGCGTCGGGGGAGACTGATACAGAAGATCGATCTCAATCCATCGGATGTTGAAGTAACGGCTCTCGATCCACGACCGAGTGAACTCTGCGTCACGCCGAACGATCTTGAGGGCTACATCATCTGAAACTTCTGAGGGAGACTTCACTTCCGCAAAGTTAATGTTTCCGGATGAACTAGTCCCAGGAAGGGGCTGAACGCCTGTGGACTTCCCTGTCACTGCTGACATAAATTAATCCTTTATTTCTGCGCAACCCTTGCAGTAGCTAAAGCCTTACCTACCATATAGGTGGCGTAAGCAAACGCGAAAGCAGTAAGCAAATTCTGAACGGTCCCGAGCGTTGCATCGTCTACGATTACTAGGGTGCCTTTCAGCGCTACTAGACCGAAGGCACAATAAGCGACCTTCTGCAAACTTGCGTAGTTCAAAGCATTAAGACCGAGACAGATCAACACCAAATAAGGAAAGAAGAATTGAGAGATGATAATAAAACCGTCTCCAACGCTATAGATGTTTCCTAGATCGAATATGTCAGCCATAAATTTCAGCCGGCTATTCGGACCCATCACGCTATGAACATCGTCCATAAACTGGCCGTTCCACAGTCTCGTGGTCTTGCCGGTGTTGGCGATGCTGAACTTACTAGTGTCGGGATCATCCTTAGGCATCTTAGCCTCAGCATCGTGCTTCTGCTGTGCCTGCTCTAGCTTCATCACTTGACGCTCATTGAGCATCACAGGAAACTTCCCATGATTGGCAATCAGCACCGCTTGGTTGCTTGCGATGCCAAGGACAATCATAAGGAGAGGGGCGAGTACTAACCAACCGTACGTCTTTCTTAGGAAGTCTTTCATTTGTTTTTCCAGAGAAGGCTCTTTGCAGAGCATTACCTTCTCTATGACGCTCGCCCTCGCGATCCTCTGCTCGTCATTTAAAGCCTGCTGGTGTATATGGATCCCAAAGGGAATCGTCTGAACTGTCGCCTGTACCGGATTCAGGAACAATGGGTGCCTCGATTACCGGCGGTGCCGCGTCGTCCGTTCCGTAAATCATGTCGTAGAATTCTTTTTCTTTCAGGATGATATCGAGTTGACGCTGTCTTTCTTTTCCGCCTGGACCACCGGGTTCCGGTGTGCCTGATGGAAGTACCCGAAGGTAGAAGCTGATCACGTCAGGAATATCATCGTGAAGTGCTGTGCCGAAGTTCGTGAACTCTTTATAGAGATCCTCAAGACATTCGATCGTGTCCATGAGAAACAACTCGCCGCCGAGGAAACGGGGCTGCAAGGATCCGATCCTGCTTGCCTTCGCGTTCGGAGACTTGTCGACTTTGAAGAAGTCCAGTGGGATGTAAGTCACCCCGGCTTCTTCTGCATATCGACGAATCGTCTGCTCTAGATACTGAGCACCGTTGGAGTTCTCAATGCTGACCATGCGAGGCTGATACTTTTTGTAAGAATCAACAACCGCGTGAGCCAGTTCGCTATCAACGTAATGGTCTCGAAAGATTTCGATCACGTACCCGCGATTCTCCTGGTCGTAGCCAACCACAGCTCCGACTGAGTAATCGCTGGACTGATTGACCGAGTAAGCGAAATCCCAAAAGATGTAGTACTTGAGATGGTGCGGCAGCTGCTCGACTGAGATCGTGCGCTGCATCATCAGGTCCAAACCGAACTTGATCTTGCGCGTGCCGGCAGCATTCAACATATACTGAGAAAGGTAGATGCCCAGGTCCTCGCGCTTTCTCTTATCGAGGAAGTCGTGTGTAAGAACCGGGCGATGCACTTTGTTATACTCGAACAAAAGTTCGTAGTCCGCGTTAGTGCAATCCTTCTCTTCTTTATGCATGCATTCAGGACGAAGCGAACGGGCCGGAACTCTGAGGAGTTTCAATTCCCCGGGCAACGCCTTGGCTTCTGTTCTGGTATAGAGGTCGGTCGCCGCGTAGGGCGTGCCGAGCAAGTCGACGAATCCGCCCGGGTCCACAAGGGACTTGGCGTATGCGACTTTCCGAATAACCTTCTGAATGAGAGGCGCGGTCTCAGCGTTCTTGTCGCTGACCACGTCGTCGAGCTTCGCCAGGTCGCAGTGCTTTCCTGGAAGAGTCGACAAGATGGAAGCGGCCCATGCTGATGGGTCCTTCTTCTTTTCGTCTCCCATGCTTCGCTTCGGGCAGAAGTATTGATCTTCCGCGCCCATCGTTGCGGCGCTGAGGGTGTACTCTGGAAACAGTTTCTGGAAGTTCGTCGGGGGCGCGTCTTTCGCCACGAAGAAATAGTTCTTCAACTCACCGATGAACGAGATGGCCAGGTCTTCTGTGGCCGTCAGAATCAAAATACGAGTGTCAGGGAAACAAAGATACCACTGTACGCAATCCACGATATCTACGCTGGACTTGTATGAGCCGCGTGGATACAGCAGCAGGCGCTCGTTAACCGTGTCCTGCAAATAGAACGCGATGTTGGGATCCTTCTGAACGAAGAAATCGCAAACCGGTTGGTGCGTGTAGAACGTGAAGTCGCGATTGAAAACTTCTCGCCCGAGGAACATCAAGTTCGTCGAGCACATGTAGCGGAGGAACTCCGCTGTCTTGTCCGAGTTGGGACAATTCTTCAAAACTTCCATGCGCCGCAAAGCTGCGGCTACATCGGGATCGGTTGCTTCAACGTTGTACTTCGCGATCGTGCGGTCCAGCTGAATGTAATTCAGCGCTCGTGGCGCAAGCTGCTCCATGGTGAGTGGAACAGCCTTGCCGCCGATCACGTCGCAAATAAGGTCACGGTCAGCTATCTTCCAAAAATGACGAATTGTGAGAGGTTCTCCGCATTTAAGCGCGAGTTCAGTTGCCTCTGCGTACAGATAATCTGTTGTCCATTTTGGTTCTTGCATAACCGTGACCTTTTAGAGAGCAATCCGCTCTGTGCTAGGTGCTTCGAATTAAAGTGCTGCGGGAGCCGGTTCGGCTGCCGGTGCTGCTGGGGCCGCTGCGCCTGCGCCTGCAGGACCGCCGCCCAAATTATCATCCATTCCGCTCATCATCGAATCGTGATCGGGAGAACCGTAACTTACAGGTTCGCGCTGCTCAGGCATCTTGCCATCCTTGCCTGCCTTCGCCGGCCGATAGTGATGCGTGGTCGTATGCGATCCGTTCGTGTGATGAATAACTTCTGTGCGCGCGAAATCGTGGCCGGCTTTCTTTGCGGCTTTCTTCGCGGCGGGTTTCTTTTCCGCTTTCTCTTCTTTCTTGTTGTCGACCTTCTCGGACTTCTCTTCGTCGTCCATCGATTCCTTGGCCGCGTTCATCACGCCCTTGGCTTTTCCCTTGAGTGCCATAATCTTTTCTCCTTCCTTAGCTAGCTTCTTCGGAAGGACGAACTCGCCCTTCTGTAAATTCTTGACTCCATCTTCATCAACCGAGCCGCCATCGTGCATCTTGGGCACTGATTGGATGCTGGTGGAATCCATGTATTCCTTGATGTTCTCGCCTTTGGCTTTCAAACCTTCGGCTGCGCTGGCTGCTTCACCTAGGATTCCCGCTGACGGGCCTTTCGGCTTCGCCATCTCAACGTTGTTCTTCTCCATCGGTTTTGGAGCAAAATCCGGATTGTCTCCGAATCTAGTGCCGGCCTTTTTTAAAGCATTCTTCGCGTTCGATACGGCCTTGGACACGCCGCCATCATCTTTTGGGGTAGCCATAAATCCTCATTCGTGCGCCGTATGACGCATGCGTATAACTGATTTCTCTTTCTTCGCGCGCTTACGCTTGGGAAGTTTCTTACCGTGGGTAGCTTCATCCCACTCTTTTACTTTTTCTGGACCACCGAGAGCTTCTGTGCCTTCTTTAGTGTGTGCCCAGGCATCCTGGGCTTGCGATTCGAATGGCATATTACTTGTCCTCTACAGGATCCACTGTCGGCTTCTTGAACTTCGCGACGATGTCTTCCGCTTTCTGGCACGCGTTTGCAATCCCGCCGCCACCGAGCAAGGTGGCCACGCCAGTGAGTTCAGGCATAGTGTGATTCTTGATTACGAGGAACGTGACCCAGCTGATGGAGGCCAGCACGAGTAGGCCCATCATTACGTGAACAGGGTTGACAGACTTCTCCCTGTCATCGAGAAATTTTGCGATGAATGACATAGCATGCTCCAATAGAAAAAGGGCTCCGTGGAGATCGGAGCCCTTCGTGATTCGCGATTTGCGAAGGTGGGTTCTAACGGGTTGGCGCGCCGTAGTCGTTCGCGTGGAAGCCGCGACCAACCAAGATCGGCGTAGCCGGACGAGAGGCTGCGAGCTTGGCCGTCGATTTGCACTTGTCGCATCGATCGTTGTCTCGAACGCGGTCAGAAGCCTTGATCGACTTCACACGCTCGAAACGATGGCCTTGCTTACACTCATATTCGTAAACGGGCATACATCCTCCAGGTTACTTTAATCTTTGGT